TAGGAAATTATACGAATTATTTATACAAAAATACAAGGGAAAAGCAAAGCAAAATTATGCAGAATGTTATCACCTTTTAAAACTAAGAATAGATTAAATATGCAAAACTTAACACCAACAGAAATATGTAACAAATTAATCAAACTTTCCGGTATTGATTTGTTTAAAAATACACGTAAAAGACCATACGTAGAAGTTAGGGCTTTAGCTTGTTTTTTAATGAGGGAAAAATTAAATATGAGATTATGCGCCATTGCAAAGTTTTTCAATGAAAACGGAAAACATTTTGGACACGATACCGTTATTTATATGGTAACTAATTATCCCTACTATAAAAAAGCAAATTCAAATTTAGAAGATTGGGAAATGTGTTTTACTTTTATTAATGGTTTAGATTATGAAGAGGTTGACAAGATTAATTTTCTTCAAAATAAACTTACTATCTTGCAGGATAAATACGATAAGTTATATTCTAAATTAGAAAGCCCTTTAATAAAAGCGGTTTATAATGTAACAGACAGAAAGCAAATGTGGGAATTAGCAGATAAAATTTCTATGATTAAAAAATCTTGGGAATGGAAAAACAAATAAAAAAATACGTTATATGATTAAAGAAATAGAATTATCTAAAATAAAAGAAAATTATAATAACCCCCGGACCGTAAACAAGTTACGATTTTTAAAGTTAAAAAAAAGCATTTTAAACTTTCCGGAAATGCTTTCAATTAGACCAATTGTAGTTGATGAAAATCTTATTATACTTGGTGGAAATATGAGGTATAAAGCAGCAAAAGAATTAGGGTTTAAAACTATCCATATTCAAATAGCTAAAGGTTTAACTCAGGAGCAAAAATACGAGTTCGGAATAAAAGACAACGAACATTTTGGGGAATGGGATTGGGATATTTTAGCCAATGAATGGGACCGGGAAAGTTTAGAGGATTGGGGGCTAGAGGGCTTTCCTTTTGAAGATGTAAATGAAATTGAAGAAGAGTACACTTCAGAAGATAATGTTAGCTTAAAAGTTGTATTTGAAACTGAAGAGCAAAAAGATAATTTAGCAGAGGAATTAAAAAAAAGAGGATTTAAAATTAAATAATATGTATCATTTCACAACAAGACAGTACGAGTATTTCAAGAGAAGATTTAGAAATAAAAGAGTTTAATATTATGGACGAAAGTAGACACCTAAAAAAGGAATCGCTACTAGCAGCACTCGAAAAAGCTTTGGGTGTTGTTACAGTTGCGTGTAGAAGCACAGACACACCTAGAAGTACTTATTATAAATGGCTGAATGAAGATTTAGATTTTGCAGCCTCAGTTGTGGATATTGAAAATGTAGCTTTGGATTTTGCGGAATCACAATTGCATAAACAAATTCGAGCAGATTCTACAACGGCAACAATATTCTACCTAAAGACTAAAGGAAAAAAACGAGGGTATATTGAGCGACAAGAAATAACAGGAGCCGATGGTATGCCGACCAACTTTCAAATTGAAATAATTGATAAAACCGAAGATTCAAACCAATAAGGTTTATAAACACCTAGATAATTCTTTAGCTAAAATTGTAGTTGAACAAGGAGGTACACGTTCCGGTAAAACTTACAATATTTTGTTGTGGATAATATTCAAATATTGCACCTCAAATAATAACAAAGTAATTACAATTTGTAGAAAATCATTTCCAAGTTTACGTGCTACTGTAATGAGGGATTTTATTTCGATACTTCAGGAACACAATTGCTATTCCGAAATGGCTCACAATAAATCTAATTCAGAATATAGCTTGTTTGGCAACCTAGTCGAATTTATATCCTTGGACCAACCTCAGAAAATTAGAGGCCGGAAAAGGGACTTACTATTCGTTAACGAGGGAAACGAACTCTATTATGAAGATATGCAGCAATTGCTTTTTCGTACTCAGGATAGAATAATACTAGATTTTAATCCGTCAGATGAATTTCATTGGATTTATGATAAATTAATTACTAGAGATGACTGCGACTTTTTTAAAACTACTTACCTAGATAATCCATTTATAGAAGAATCTATAATAAAAGAGATTGAACTATTAAAAGATACAGACGAACAGTATTGGCAAATTTATGGCCTAGGTGAAAGGTCCGCAAGTAGAAGCACAATTTTTAAATATACAGAGGTAAATTCAATACCTGCTGAAGCCAATTTAATTTCTTATGGAATGGATTTTGGGTACTCGAATGACCCGTCAACTTTGGTTTCTGTTTATATTTGGAATCATAATCTTTATGTAAAAGAACATCTTTACAGAACACAAATGACTACCAACGACATTGCTCAATTTCTTAGAGAAGAAAATTTATCCGGGAATCCAATTTATGCAGATTCAGCAGAGCCGCGTTTAATTGCAGAATTGAGAAGAATGGGCTTTAATATTTTCCCATCAACCAAAGGAAAAGACAGTATAAACGCAGGAATAGATTTATTGAAAAGATATAAAATTCACGTATTGGCAAGTTCTACAAATGCAATTATGGAATTTAGGAATTACAAATGGCGCGAAGACAAAAGCGGTATGCTTATTAACGTTCCTGAAGATAAAAATAATCACATCATTGACCCAACGAGGTACGCCACTTATTCAATTTTAAGCAGGCCAAACTTTGGTAAATATGCATTACATTAAATTTAAAACAAAATGGAAATAATTATTAAGGTGTTTTTACTATACACATTTGCTAGAGTATTTATGTATTTAGGTTCAAAATACTACAATGACAATGAACCTTTTTAAAAAATAGTTATGCAATGATTTGTTTATAACGTTTATTTTTTGTATATTCTAAATGTTGGCAATTCAGCTATCACTTAAAACAGACAAAATGAGAACCGCAAAAAACGCAAGATTTTACACGACCAAGAGATTAGGAAACACTTACTTCGCAATCACAACAGATTTTTTAGATAACTATTTACCAACTGAAGCAGAATTGGAAAAATGTAAAGTAACAGGACTTACAAATTTCTTTGAACTTTATGATGACGATGGTCACAAATATTATTCAGGATTCGCAAATTGGGATTTGATGGCAGAGAATGGAATGGATGAATTTACAATTTTAGATATAGCAACAGGCTATGCAGGATGTACCTATATGATGGCTGAAAATAAAGAGGGACGTATGGAAATGGTATAATAATAACAGGGGCTTAACCGCCCCATTTAAAACTTAAAAATATGGAATGGTACGATGATTTAAACCCGGTAGACGATAAAGCAGGAGAATGCGGGACCTGCGGGAAAGCAATAGACGAAGATAAGGATTTTTGCAGTTCTTCGTGCTTCAGCGCAGATAATGAATAGATTCTTCAAATCGGAAAATGGCAGCTAGAAATGGCTGCCTTTTTTTTGTATATTTACTTTTTATAAAATCAACCATAAAATACGTTATATTATTATGATAAAGGTCACAATTCCAACTTCGTTAAATGAAATCACTTTAAGACAGTACAAGCACTTCTTAAAAATAGCAGAGAATTTAGAAGATACAACTTTTCTAAATGCTAAAATGGTTGAGATATTTTGCTCAATGAAATTAGCAGATGTAATGAAATTAAAACTTGTAGATGTTCAGGAAATTACAGAAGTTATTTCGAATATGTTTGACGAAAAACCTAAATTAGTTAAAAGGTTTGATTTAAAAGGCGTTGATTATGGTTTCATTACAGACTTAGACGAACTTAGTCTAGGTGAATATATTGATTTAGATAATCATATCGGCGATTGGTCCACAATAGAGAAAGCTATGAACGTTCTTTACAGGCCCGTTATAGCGAAGCTAAAGGATAAATATACAATAGAGGAATACAGGGTAGGGCAGGACGAATTTCTTTTGGATATGCCATTGGACGCTGCTATGTCTTCAGTTTTTTTTTTGTGGAATTTAGGAATGGAATTATCGCAAACTATGATGAACTCTTTGGAAACGGGGGAGGGGGAAGTCTTGACGAAATATCTCAATTCTCAAAAAAATGGGGGTGGTATCAAAGCATTTACGGCCTCGCTGACGGAGATATTACAAGATTTGAAAGTATCACTAAATTAAATGTACACGAATGTTTTATGATGCTATCTTTTAAAAAGGAGAAAACAGAAATAGAAAATAAGCAAATGAAAAAAAAGTTTAAATAATGGCTGAACAATTAAATGAGGGAGTAAGGGGTTTTTACAGATTAACGCAGGCTATAAAAACTGCTTTGTTAGCTGACATAAATGTTAACACGGTTACAATAGGGGATATAACAGACGTAAATCTAAATAAACAAGATATTTTTCCACTTAGTCATATTATTATAAATAACGTAATTGATGACCAAAGAGTTTTAAGATTTAATATTAGCATTTTAGCTTGTGATATTGTAAACCAATCAAAAACAGAAACGGTAGATATTTTTACCGGGAATAATAATCTTCAGAATATTTTAAACACTCAATTGGCAGTTGTAAATAAACTTACTCAAAGGTTAAGAATGGGGGACCTTTATACCGATATGTATCAAGTCGAGGGCAGTTCTAGTATGACACCGTTTTACGATAGGTTTGAAAACCAATTGGCGGGTTGGACCTGCACAATGGACGTTTTAGTTTACAATGATATTTTGATTTGTTAATATGAAGACAACGCAATTACAGGCCGTTATAAACACTTTCGCAAGCAATGTGGTACAAGCGGCTAGGAACAACCTAGAAAATGACGTAAACAAGTACGGCAGCAACAAAGCGGGGGGTCCATTGTATAACACGTTGAACTATAAAGTAGAAACTTCAAAGAATTTCTTTTTAGTTGATTTTTTAATGGAGCCATACGGAAAATATGTGGACCAAGGTGTTAAAGGTAAAACTTCAACTTATCCTGCCTCCGCGCTTTCAGCTTTTCAATACGGAACCGGAACAGGTCCTAAAGGTGGTTTACAAAGTGGTGTTACTCTTTGGCTTAATAAAAAGAGGTTTCAATGGAGAGAAAAAAATGGCCAATTTATGAGTTACGAAACGATGTCGTGGTTGATAGCTAGAAGCATTTATAACAAAGGAATAGAAGCAAACCACTTTTTTACAAAACCATACGAACAAATGATAGCAGAATTACCTAGAACATTGGTAGACGGTTTTTTCTTAGACATAGAAAATGCCATAATATTAGGACAAAAAAAATAAAATATATGAATTTAGCTTTAAGAAGCCCGCAATTTAAATCAAAAATAGTTGCTTCCGGTGTTCAATCAATTGTATTAACTTTATCTACCGATGCGTTTGGGAGTGTAATACAAATTTATCAAATAATACAAAACGTAACTGCAAACACTACTGCCAATTTTGATATTTCAGAACTTGTAAGAGACTATTTAACTATTAGTTATAAGACAAACTATGTACCCGACACAATAGGAATAACTTCAAGTTTACAAGCATTTGCTTTGCCGAACGGTGGAGGGGCAACAGTTGGTTCACCTGACGTTTCAACAGATTTAGGTTTTGAAGCCTACGGAACTTTTGAAGAGGGCATTAATCCATCACTTCCTTTTACAAGTTCCCTTGACGGTGGGCCTGCGTTTCTACTTTTTCCAAACCTTAAAGATGGTATTAGAAAATATGAAATCAACGTTCCGGTTGGTGCGGCGGGTTATGTGCCATATTTAAATACGGACCGAACGTTCAATGTACAATCTTATGCTGCAAGCACAACAAGCGCAACAATTGGTGGCCCCGGTGTTAATTTTAACGCAACTTTAAAGATAAACAGAATTGATTGCACAAAGTACGGCGCAGGAACAAAAATTATATTTATAAACAAATACGGGGTTCAGCAAGATTTATGGTTTTTTCTTAGAAAAGATGAAACTTTAGGCAGAACAAATACCAAGTATAATTCAAATATTTTAGAAACTCCATTTAATGCAGGTGCAAATTATTCAATAAAAGATGCGGCTACAAAAGTATTAAACACTAGAGGCAGCAAAAAGGTAACTTTAAACTCAGGCTACTATCCTGAAAATCAAGTTGAATATTTTGAAGAATTACTTCTTAGTGAATATGTTTGGATGCAGGTACCTTTAAGAGGTGCAATTAGCCAAAATCAAAGCATAGTTCCAATGACTGTTTCTTCTTCTAGTATAGCGGTAAAAACTTCTTTAGGTGAAAGATTAATAGAATACAGGATAGATTTCGAACAAGCTTTTGATTACATAAACAACGTGAGATAAAAATGAATCAAGTTATATTATACATTGAGGGTCAAAGGTTAGAATTATTTAATGACGAAACGGTTTCGTTAACTCAAACAATTCAAAACGTAAAAGACATAGGTTCTATTTTTACAGATTTTTCTAAGGCTTTTTCTGTACCTGCTTCACCAACAAATAACAAGGTTTTTAAACATTACTATAATTTTGAAATCACAAATGGTTTTAATGCAAACGACAAAAAACCTGCTGAAATATATTTAAACAGTATTTTATTTAGAAAGGGATTCATAGCGCTTGACGGTGTTAAAATGGAATACAATAGACCCGCAAGTTACAGATTAACCTTTTTTGGTGAAACAGTAGATTTAAAAAAGAAACTAAAAGAAGTAACACTTCAGAATGTTTTTGAGGGTACCTCGGCTTATAATTACGATTATAACATAGCAAATGTTAAAGCAGGTTTAGAGACAAATGTTCCGGGTATTACAGATGTAATATACCCTTTAATTTCTCACACAAACAGATTCATTTATGATAGCGCGACAAATGTTTCGGGTAGTAGCAATTTAAAATATGTGCAGGGAACAAACAAAGGCGTTGATTATTCAGATTTAAAACCCGCAATAAAACTTACCGCGATACTTGAACGTATTACGGCTTACACAGAATTAGAAAATGGTGTTGGAAATGGTTTAGTATTTGATTTAACAGGAAACAGTTTTTTTAACACAACAGTTAATGATGCTAATTATAATAAAACATACGACCAAATGTTTTTATGGTTGGCAAGGTCTAAGGGGGTTATCGGTAAAAGTTATACAGGTTCCTCTTTAAATACTATTGTGCTTACATCTATGACAAACCCCAATTCAGGTTGGAATGCTTTTTGTTATCGTTTTCAAACTAGCTATCCTGCCTGCGAAAACAGTAAAATTACAGATGCAGTTTGGCGAATTAAACCCGTTTTTATACAGGCATTTAATCGACCAAGTTTAGATTTTGCGGTAGAATGGAAAGTTGTAGGTAGCGGGGGAGGTACTTTTACTTTAGCAATAGAAGATATTACAGGGCAAACAACACCCATTGCTTCCGCAACAAATTTAGCGGCAGACGGTTCTACACAACACATAATTACAACAGGATACTTAGGAACAGTTGGTCAGTTTTCAAATATTAGATTTGTTTTAACTGCCACTTCAGGACAATTTACTTATACCACAAATTTAATTTTAGAAAAAAGATTTGGTGAAGAGGTTCAAAACAACCCTGTAAGACAATATACCTATGCGTATTGCGACATAACAGATGTTTTTCCTAAAGGTTCTTTAGAAAAAGTTGTAGTTGCAGACCAAATGCCGCAGCTTTTAGTGTTGCAATATTTAACCGGATTATTCAAAATGTTTAATTTAACGGCTTTTGTTCAAGACAACGGAAATATAAAGGTTCAAACATTGGATAGCTTTTACGAGAATGGCAGCAATATTGACATCACAGACAATTTAGTAATTGATAAAGCGGCTATTGATTTTCCAATTCCTTATGAAGAAATAGCCTTTAGAAACGTACCACCAAAAACCTTATTTGCAACTAATTTTGCAGAATTAAATAATACTATTTACGGAAACTTAGAAAACGCGACTTCAGTTCAAGGTATTGAACAAACCGATAGAGGTTCAAAATACGTAGTACAAACACCTTTTGAGAAAATAGTTTACGAACGCCTTATAGATGAAACAGGAAATCAAGGTGGACCACAGGAAACTTTTATTGGTTGGGGTTGGAGTGTTGACAAAGATGAAAGGCCAATATTAACTGCGCCTATGATATTTATAAATGAAAATCAATCAGCATCAACAACACCAATTTCTTTTATAGACGGAGTATCACAAGGAAATCCGTCTTCAGTTACAACTTATAACAGGCCATCAAATAGTTTAATTGTAGCAGCTTCAGCTTCAGGAGGTTTAACGATAAATTTCGGTGCTGAGGTTGACGAATATACCGGGGCGGTAAAACTAGGAAGTTTATTTCAATCGTACTATTTTAATTACATAAGCGGGGTTTTTAATCAAAGCAGAAGATTAACAAAAGTTGATGCAGTTTTACCTTTAAAGTTTTTGGCTAATTATTCCTTAGCAGATACTTTAATTTTAAACCAAAGAAAATATAATATAAACAGTATAACCACCAATTTACAAACCGGAAAATCTCAATTGCAGCTTTTCAACAAAATAGTTTTATAATGATAAAAAATATACTAGATTTATTAGCGGTAGCTAAAGGAGAAACGGAAAACATAAAAATTGCTCAGGGGAAATACGGTTTGCCAAAGGACGTAAAAGACGCTTTTAAAAAGATTAAAAACAACATAAAATGCCAATAGAAAAAGAATATAGCGTTAAGGTAACGACCAAACAGGCCCAAATAAACATTGACGAACTAAACGAAAGTTTTGAATTACAAACCCAATTCCTAGAAGATACTGAAAAGGAATTAAGGAAGTACGAAAAGCAATTATCAAAAACGTCAAAGGCCGATTTAGCAGGTAGAAAAAAATATAAAGATTTAATTATTCAGACAAGAGAAACCTTAAAAGATGAAAGGTTTGGTTTGAAATTATTAAATAAAGAGAGGGCTAGAGGAAATAAAATACTAGAAGAAGCTAAAAAAGAACAGGCAGATTATACCGGTATTATTGGAAAATTAGACGAGCAAACGGGCGGCCTTATTTCA